TTGAGCAAGCCGCAGATAAATTGCAGACCATCGCACCCGATGTGCCGGTCGGAATCTACAGCGCCGGACTGGGCAGCCGCGACACGCTGGCGCCGGTCATTATTGCCGGCATTCAATCGGCGTACCGGCGCGCACATGAACTGGGCCACTTTGATTTGGTGATCGTCGATGAGTGCCATCTTATCCCGCCAGACGGCGACGGTATGTACCGCACGCTCATTGCCGATCTAAAGAAGATCAATCCATTGATACGCATCGTCGGTTTGACTGCGACGCCCTTTCGCATGCAGCACGGATCGATTTGCGGCCCGGAGAATATTCTCAATTCGGTTTGCTACGAGATTGGGGTTCGCGAACTGATCGTGCAGGGGTATCTGTGTCCGCTGATCACCAAAGCAGGACAGCAAAAGGCCGCATTCGACAGCCTGCACGTTCGCGGCGGTGAGTTCATCACCGGCGAAGTCGAAAAGCTGATGGATGACGGCGCGCTTGTCGAAGCAGCTTGTCGAGAGATTCTTGAGTACGCACGCGACCGACATTCGGTCCTAATTTTCGCCAGCGGCGTGGAACATGGCGAACATATTCGGCAGGCAATTGAGCGCCTCGGAGCTGGCTGCCGCTGCGTGTTCGGTGACACACTGGAGTTCGACCGTGCGCAAACGTTGGCCGATTTCAAATCCGGCAAACTGAAATACTTGGTCAATGTCAACGTGCTCACGACCGGTTTCGATGCGCCAAACATCGATTGTGTGGCGATGCTGCGCCCGACCCTGTCGCCGGGACTTTACTACCAGATGGTCGGAAGAAGTTTCAGGCTGCATCCGAGCAAGAAAAATAGCCTTATCCTCGATTTCGGTGGCAATTTACTTCGGCATGGGCCTGTCGACGCCATTCAAGGTGACAGTAAGAAATCCGGCGAGGGCGATGCGCCCGCCAAGGAATGCCCCGCGTGCCATTCCGTGATCGCCGCCGGATACGCGGTCTGCCCTGATTGCGGACACGTTTTCCCTCCGCGCGAAAAGAACAAGCATGACGTTAAAGCGTCTGAGGCTGGCGTTTTGACTGGCCAAGTCACGCTGAAGACTTATCCGGTTCAGGAGATTACGTATTCCATCCACATGAAACGCGGTGCGCCGCCCGATGCGCCCCGAACGTTGCGCGTGGACTATCAATTGGGCTTCAACCACTGGCAATCTGAATGGGTGTGCATCGAGCACTCAGGGTTCGCGCGCCAGAAGGCAGAGATGTGGTGGGCGAAACGCACGTCCGAGCCAATTCCAAACACGGTCGACGAAGCGTGTGATCTCGCCTGTGCGAGAGCGTTGCGTGCTCCCACGGCCATAACGATCAAGAGTATCGCGGGCGAAAACTTTGACCGCATCGTGGGTTACGACTGGCCCACTGACTCCGAATCCTGCCGCGCGCAATCCGAACCGGAATATGTTCCGGCAGATGACAGCATCCCATTTTGATGGAGCCGCAAGTGATGCTCGTCGATGCAGCATTGAATTACTTGCGCTCCGGTCTGTGCGTGCTTCCCGCGCGGCTGGCCGACAAGCGGCCTGCGCTGCCGTCGTGGAAGGCATTTCAGAAGTGTCTGCCCAACGAGCAACAGATACGCAGCTGGTTCGCGGATGCCGAAGCGATCTGCATTCTCTGCGGCGAAGTCTCCGGGCATGTTGAGATGATCGACTTCGACCAGAAGGGCGAGCTATTCGACGTGTGGCTGGAAGGCGTCTGTACGGCCGCGCCCGATCTGTTGGATCGTTTGGTGATCGAAACGTCACAGAGTGGCGGGAGCCATGTTGTCTATCGCTGCAGCGAACCTGTCTGCGGCAACATCCGTCTGGCCGAACGCGCGGTGCCCGTTGCCGACGCCTCTGAAGTCGTTATCAACGGCAAGAAGTACAAGCCCCGCAAAAACGGCGACCGTTGGGAAGTCATTCTCACGCTGATTGAAACGCGGGGCCAGGCCGGACTCTTTCTTTGCGCGCCATCGCCTGGCTATCAAGTAAAGCTGGGGCGTTTCGAGAATCTGACTGTTGTCACGCCTGCCGAGCGCGATTTATTGCTCAGCGCGGCCTACGCGCTCAATGAACGTCTGCCGCAGCCTGAACCCATCACCGTCAGCGGCGACGCTGCATCTGGCCGGCCCGGAGACGACTTCAACCAGCGCGGAAGTATTCGCGATCTGCTCCAGAAGCACGGATGGACGCTTTACCGCAGCGGTGAAAACGAGCATTGGTGCCGTCCGGGAAAAGAGCGCGGCACATCGGCAACGCTGAAAGATGGCGTGCTCTACGTCTTCAGTTCCAATGCCGCGCCATTCGAGCAGAACAAGGCCTATTCACCGTTCGGCGCATTCGCGCTGCTGGAACACAGCGGCGATTACCGCAAAGCGGCCGCGTCGCTGCATGAACAGGGCTTCGGCAAGAGTGAAGACACCAGCGGCGTCGATCTCTCTGGCATTCTTGGAAAGAGCCGCGATGCCGAGATTGCCGCATCAAACATCCTGACACCCAACGATCTGTTTCACTTCAACGCCGGCGACGATCCCAACACGCTGCTCGGCAATCGGTGGCTGTGCCGCGCCGGTGCGTGCTTGGTCGTGGGCCAGACTGGCATTGGCAAATCATCTTTCAGCATGCAAGCAATGATTGCTTGGGCGCTCGGTGAGCCGCTCTTCGGCATAACACCCACGCGCCCGCTCCGCTCGCTTGTTATCCAAGCCGAGAATGACGTGGGTGATCTCTCCGAAATGTTCTGCGGCGTCTTACACGGCACAGGCTGTGCCGAGCGCCTTTCCGATTTGCAACCAATGCTGAAGTTCATCTCAGAGACTGCGATCACCGGCAGTGCCTTTCATTCATGGGCATTGCAGATCATCAACGCCCACAAGCCCGATCTGGTCTGGATCGATCCGCTGTTCGCATTCCTCGGTGGCAATGCTTCTGACCAGGAGACCGTCTCGAAATTCCTGCGCAACGGACTCGGTGCCATCGCGCAGCAAACCGGCGTTACGTGGATGATCGTCCATCACACCAACAAGCCGCCCAAAGACGCTGACAAGCGCGCCGCGATGGTCTCCAGCGATTTCGCATACCTTGGCGCGGGCTCCGCCGAACTCGCGAACTGGGCGCGCGCAGTGTTATCCGTGCGCGAGATCGGGCCCGGTCAATTCGAACTGCGCGCGTCCAAGCGCGGCCGCCGGGCCGGCCTTGTGGATACCGACGGCAATCTCGCGACCGAGGTTTTCCTGAAGCATGGCGATCATGGCATCTGCTGGGAACGCGCCGCGAAGCAGGAAGACGAGCGCGTCGAGATCGAGAACGACCTGGCCATTGAAGTTATCGCCGCGATGGAACCTGGCAAAATGTACGACCGGACCGAACTGCGAAAGCTGGCCGAAACGACTTTGAAATGCACGCGGTCCAATTTCACGACGCCGGGCAAGCGTGGTTACCGCGTGCTCCAATCCGTAATGGAACGCAGCCGGAACCCGCAACAACCTTCGGTCTTTACTGCCATTTCGTCTGTAAAACCGCAGGTGTCACCTGCGTGTTTTGATTCCTCTAACTCCAATCAGGAGGGATAGATAAAGGTGACACCTTCGCTTTCCTCCAAATTCAACCGCAAGTGTCACCTCAATTCAAACGTGGTGACACCACGCCGTTTTGCAGCGGTGTCACTCCCAACATGCTTTCTGATAAAGGTTTGCATCGCAGGTGACACCACTGACACCGAGCTGACACTTCGACACCGGTGTCAGGGGGTGACACCAAGCTGCGCTCCCTTTAAGGGAGCGCGCTGCGTCGGTGTCACTTGGTGTCATCCGGCAGGTATCTGCGCTCACCGCGCCAAAAAGGCCCAGCCGTTCTGGCCGTACACAAAGCCGTCAATAGGTACTTCCCCACGATGTGCGCCACATTGGGCGCGCGGAAGACTCGCAAGATTAGGCACAGTTTGTTTTGCTTGTCCGGAAATTCGACTCGCGCCCACGGCGCGAACGGGCGCAACCCGTGGCCAACCCAAACGGAGGAAACAACGTGACAACTGAAATCAGAATCCGCGCGCGCTGCACCGAGATCGCCGAGTTCCTCGCGCGCAAAAACTCCAGCTACGGTGATTCGGCTTTGCATCCCGTCGGCATCTTCGCCAACGGCGACGCGGTCGATTCATTGGCCGCGAGGATCGATGACAAAC